CACGCGATTCCTTTGTATAAGCCTCCTATTTGGTATCTTGACGTTGCTTTCAAGATTGTCGTGTAAACCTACGGTGTTAACCGAGTGTCACGATCTTGGACGAAAGAGTCTGAAGGTGTTAACCTCTTACGATTTCGAAACCGTTCAGGATGACAACACTGGGAGAAAAACCCTCCTCCGACTTTGAAGTTGGGGAGTGCTCTATGGAGCAGTTCCAACAGGTATCGAATGATCTGCATAAGCTGATGTTATCAGCAGAGATGCGAAACTTACCCACGAAAGGATGTCACGTACTTCAACTTAAAAATATGTCGAAGACGAAGTCCTTAAAGCTCGAATCCAAAGAGCAGAGAGGGTTCATCGCGAAGATGACCGATGGGATTAAGAAGAAAGTTTACCGAGATGTTGGTAGGATTTTTATCATCTATGTGCCATTAATTCAGAAAACCACAAGTGGTTTGATGACTTTAAAGATGATTCAATCCGATACAGGCGAAAGATCCGATATTATCACAGATTTTGATGCTAATGAAGCGAAAGTGATAATGGATCGATGGGGTCGATCGTTGGTTGCAGAGGCACAATTAGAATTGTTATATTCGATAGTCTGCACAGATATAAGACCCGAAGCCGTAGTTGGCGAATTGATGGTATTCTGGGATGAAACCATGAGCCGACGAGTGGTGTATTCCGAAAGAGGGAATCCCATAGTTTTTCCGATAATGGAAACTCAACCGAGCAGATACTTAAGTGATAAGAAATTACTTATGAGTATGATTCGAGGAAGAATCGAGGTTGGGGCGGAAGGTTGCGATGTAGCACCGACGCAATTGAAGGTTGAACCTTTGGGAGATAAACGACGAGTTTTGACAATAAAGCCCAAAGAACAATCGATGAAGGAGTCCGAAGATATAGAAATCGAAGATGTCTCCGAAGGAAAGCATTTAAAAGAACAGACGAAAGCTGTAGAAATGAGTGGGAAACCACTCAATGGAAATATAAGCGGATGATCCTAGCTCTGCTAGGTCATTAGCGACGATTAGTCGCGAACGTTTTATTTCATATTTCTTTTCTGCTTCTCTGTTTCTTCTTTGCTTTCAACATGGTCTGTAAGTACTGTGGTCACACTCACCCTGGAGCTTGCGCTGGTTGCAAGTGGTGTCACGGAACGAATAGACCTGTCCCTCCAAAGCGAGCAGTTGTACGTGCTCAATCGAACCCGAATAAGGGTAAGGCTCCCGTGAAGGGAGGTCCATCCGTGAGGAGGACAGCTTGGGAGGTCAGAGGCCCGAATGTGGAACCGAGAGTTCCGAAGGGTCACAGGGTTTTAAGCAGTCGAGAAGTGACTGCCACGGTTGAAGGCAAATTCGTCAACATTGACTTTGCCGATGTCTTCCGTGATCTTTTGGAGAAGGATTTGAAGATTTACACCTTCATAATCCGAGTGAACAGTCTGTCCTCGAATGGATGGATTGGTTTGGTTGAGGATTACGATGAAAGTGATCCGAAAGGTCCGAATCCGATGGACCGAAAAGGTTTCAAGAAAGACCAACCGAGAGGTTGGCAATGGGAAGCCCCTCCGAATACAACTTTTGATGATTTCGTGAGGAAATTTAGGTTGGTTCTGGAGTTTAAGACGAATTTCGCCGCTGGTGCGAAAGTCTTTATGAGGGATCTGTACGTGATAACGAGTGAGTTACCACCAGTGCAGATACCGTCGAATGTTCTACTTATCGATGAAGATATGTTAGATTTGTAGCAATCAAGAGGTCAGAAGTCAAATGTCGTGAGGATATTTGATAATCTGGACGAATTGATGGAGCGATTAGCTCCGTATGCAGAAGGAGCGTGAGGCTCGAAGTTCCGAGAGGGAACTGAAGCATATCGAGAGGATATGCGTAGTAGGGGAGATGGACCCCGAGACTCGATTAGAGTCAGACCGTACCACCGATAGTGGATTTGCGGTCAGTTTTCCGAGCGTCGCCTCCTTAGGCGTGTCCTAGGAAAACAACAACTCGATATAGAGTTGATTCCAATTTCTGTGAAAGAAATTGATGCCCCGATTAGGGAG